CTGTCGCAGTTGCTAAATCAATAAATAGAATTATAACTACCTCAGCAGGATTGACTATTAGCGCTACAGTAAGCAGGGCAGTTGGTTATATCAGGGCTACCTCTTCAGGCTTGACGGTGGGAGTCTCAATAGTTGCTACCTATGTAGGGGGGGCAGTTAATTACCTTATCACAGTTGTCTCTAATCTGGCAGTATCGGCTACGATTGACAAGACTGTATCTTATAAAAGAGCAATATCGGCAGGCTTAACGGCAACAGTAAGCATTGTTAAATCCTTCGGTAGGACAATTACCACCTCGACTGGATTAAAGGTCAGCGCAACCATAAACAGGATAGCCTCTTATAACAGGACTTTGGCGGCTGGATTGACAGCCTCTACAACTATCAATAGGATTTTAGCCTACGGGAAGTCAACCATATCTAATCTTACGGCTTCGGTTACTATAGCACGTAAGGTAACTTGGGATAAGATAGTCTCAGCTGGATTGTCAATATCAGTTCTTATATCAAAGAGAGTTTCATTCAAGCGGATTATCTCAGCGGGATTAAATGTAGCCACTCTAATAGTGATTATATCCCACGCAGTAATCCATTATCTTGTTACGGTTGTCTCTAACCTAACTATATCAACCACAATAGTTAAAACCAGAGGAATATTCAAAACCATAACCGCCAACCTGACTGTATCTGTAGTTATCAGGTATTGCACTGTATTAAGGGAACTATTAAGAATCCCCATATCAAGATTAGCCGCGGTAAGGCTTCCAGTCTCAAGGTCAAACACGGCAAGACTTCTAGCCTCCGGATTAGCCCGGTGGCGCAGAAAGAAAGAATGCAGCGATGATTAGGAGATTATCATGACAGCGACTTATGATATAACCACAGCAGTAGGAAAGGTCAGACTTGTAATCTCGGATACAGACGTTACTCCGGCTAGTGATGCCGTATTTACAGACGAGGAATTAACTTATTTCTTAACTGAAAATTCAAACAATGTCAATCTTGCTGCTGCCGATGCTTTAGAGGCGTGGGCTGCTAAATACGGCGCTAGCCCTGACAGCGAGAAGATAGGTGACTATGCCTACACGCAGAAGATTATAAATAACATGCTTTCACTGGCGAAAAAGCTCAAGGATAAAGTCAACGAAACCCCCGTCTTCGAATGGAGCGAACCTGATTATACAGCCGGTAGTGCTATAACGGCGGAGGAAGACTGATGACTTTTACCTCTTTACTGGTAAATACCTGCGATGTTGAACGCTATACGGAAGGTGCTATCGATGATTACGGACATAAAGACCCGACGTGGACTGCTCATATAGATGGCGCAGCCTGCCGCTTAATGTCCACTAAGGGCGTAGAGATTACGGTTGGAGCCGAGGTTGTCATTGCAGATTATAAACTATTTATAGATTCAGTGGACATCACGGAACAGGATCGGGTAGTGGTAGATTCAATCACTTATGAAATCCTTTCAGTAGCAGATAGACAAGATAGTTTTGGCAGTAACCACAAAGAGTGTTTTATGAGGACAGTCCGTTGAAGATAACGGCTTTATTAATTTTCAATTCCAAGATACCAAAGGCAAAGAACAAGGTAAAGAACGCCCGAAAGAACGCACTCAGGGAAACAGTAGTTGCTATTGCCAATGATGTTATAAAGATTCACCCCTGGAAGAATAGAACTGGAAATAACAGTCGGTCAATCAAATATGAAGTCGGTCCGGGTGGTGATATTGCCACAAAAGAAGGACAAGGTGCTATCTATGGAACTAGCGGGTATTCGGGTTGGCTAGAGGTAGGCACAAGATACCATGCGCCGATGCCATACTTCAAACCAGCCCTAGACAGGAATATAAATAAACTAGCATCTGGTATGAAGGCGGAACTAAAGTAAAATAAGGGATGGGTATTGTATACCCTTAAAAGTTTCCTCAATAATAGTATTGCACTTATGAGATACTAGACAAATTGGGTTGCCACAGATAAAAACCCTTTTATGGTTACTCATATCTTCGAGAGTAGTAATTTCGATTGATTCACATGATGGACAGACCTTAGCTGAAAAATCCTTTTTCATATCATATAACTCCTTTATAAATATTATAGCAAATAGGATGAGGATTTTCAAGGAGACCTTCACCGAGATAACAAATGGAGGAAATCAAAAGGACTCTAGCTAGATAACAGTAGTAATGACCTAAAAGCCCTTCAAATCGGAGGGCTTTTTCTATTGGAGAAATGAAATGAGCCTTGTAGATATAAATGTTTTAATAAGAACTTATTTATTAACATCCTGTGTCTTAACCGACCCATTGATTGCTTTAATAGGTGGCGCTGGCGATGAACGGATGTACCAGGGGCGCTTACCTGAAGACGTAACCCTTCCAGCGGTAAGTTTCATAACTCGCGGGGGTAGTGCTGATCCCAATGTACCCAAATATACCATACCCAGTGTTCAATTTGACTGTTGGGCCGAAGATGTTGAGGGACCACCCTTTGTCTCAGGAGCTATCACGGCCCGTAAGATTTACCGAGCTTTATATGATGCTCTAGCCGGGTTGGTTTCTGTCCCGGTGACAGTAGATGCGGTGGAATACTACATAATGAAAGCGCGGGAGGAGGTTCATGGACAAGATTTAATGGATGAGATACCCGGCTATTTCAGAGTAATATCTTTCTATTCTATAACTATCAGAGGAATCTAAACAGGAGGTAACAAAATGGCTTATCAAACAATACCAGTAGCAAAGTCAATAAAGGCAGGTTTACCCGACCTAGAATCAAAGGGGGCGGTGTGGGTTCATGGGACGTATGAGCAGGGGTTGAAGTTTCTAAATCTGGGCGGTAAGACCGTCCTGATTGCCCGTAGTGAAACGGCAGCCGCAGCCGATTTCGCAACATGGGACACCACTCACGTTGTAGGGACATACGCGGCAATGCTAGAAAAGGAAGCAACGGCTACCGATCGCTCTACCCACGTGCAGGTGACACTTGACACGGGGATAACTGTTGAGGACTTTTGCACCGAGATGGATACCCCCACTGTGGCATGGAGCTTCGCCCACTGGATAGAGAGTGCAGATGGAGTCCAGAACGGACCACAACTTGAACTTCGGTTTGAAGACCCGGACAGTGATGCCTGGCTTGAAATAACAGTCGTACCACTACAGGGTACTACTGGAACTGACGCCTATGTTACTGAGGCTATAACTTCTGCCGATGAGTGTGGCTATGGTGGGAATACTCCAAATGGGTCAAGCGTATTTGAATGGGCAGGTTTAACTTCACTTACCGCTCTTTTAGCTGCCATCAATGCCGCTTGGGAGACGGCAGAGCAGGACACGGTTGTATCGGATTATGAGCTTGTAAGGGTCAGGGTTGAATTATGGGAAGCCGACCCGGCGAGAACAGTCTGGATTGATACCCTTATTATAAACGGTACTACTTATGCCCTAGAACCCGGTCTGGCAGGTGTTTCACTTGGCCCCAATGCACCGCTTGTAACGCTAACCTTTGTAAAGGAGAGAGATAAATTCGGGCGGACTGAAACACTAACGCCATTACTAGGGGCTTCTCAGTCATTGATTGTGGGACCGTTCCTACCTGCACTGTTCAACGATACAAGTGGGTATGTCAGGTTTAAGCCCGATACTACCGGCAATGACCTGTATTATTCAGCAATACAGGTAACTGACCCAAGCTAACAAATAATTCATAGGAGGACATTGAAATGGCAACAGAAGGAAACATAGGATACGGGACTACTTTTACCTGGCACGCTCAATTGGTTGGGGAATTGACCTCGATAGGCCCAATATCCCTCTCAACCACAAAAGTAGATGCCACAACGCTCGGCACCGCTGATTCATATAAGGAATATATACCCGGGCTAATTGACCCAGGCGATTTAGACCTTGAAGGATGGTACGATCCTGATGATACAGGGCAGGCGCTCTTATTGGCTGACTTTAATGCAAGAACAGAACAGGCTTGGATTATCACATTAACCACAGCGATAAGTTCGGCTGTATGGAATGGTAATGGCTATTGCATCGGCTATTCGCCAGGAGCAGCAACACCGGAGGGTATGGTTACCTTTACGGCCAAGATATCTCTATCGAATAAACCAACCCTGACACCGTAAATATTACGAAAGGAGT